ATGGAAAATCAAATTACAAATATTATTACAATTCTTACAGCGTTATTAACAGGAGGATTTCTTATGCTATTTATAGAGAATCAGCAGATAACAACTTATGTAATAGAACGTCTTCACCAAAGAATGAATCCTTTTTTTCATAGTTTTACCAATTATGTTAAGTTTGTCTCTTCATTTGAGTCTTGTTTTAGTTGGAAAAAATGTACGACTTCATATATGAAGAGTATGAAACAATGTGTAGAGGACATATCTAAATATGGAGGAAAAGCTATAATAAGTGGACAAGATTTCTCTATATATTCTTTTAGCGCAACAGATTTAGATTCAATTTGTGAAAAAATAAATGGCATTTGGTATTATGAAGATAAAAATATAAGTGATTTTAATGATAATGTAAGTTTTGATGAAAATCACGCTAAAAATTTTGGCGAATATAGCCTTGAATATTTGAGAGGTATTTCACCGAAATATAATCGCGAACGGCTAACGAAGTCATTATTACCTAAGGTATCTGGTGATTTTTATGTCGATATATATCAACCAATACAAAATGTTTTATATGAATATGAGTATTGGATGAAAAAAGAAAAATACTTTAAAAATTTGGCTTTTGTTACAATCTCTGGAAATATACTATTTATGTTAGTTATTCTCATGTTCCATCAGTATCTGCCAATATGTATTGCTTACTTATTATGTATTATATGTTCTGGATTGTTAATATATGAATTATATGAATTGATGAGAATTGAAAAATTAGCGAAAGAAATCATGAGATAATTTTGACTGTTATCGGTGTTGATATAGTAAATCCCTGAATTTTATTTGAATATTCTAAAGTCTGGTGTGATATAGATTCATGGGAAGCTAATGGAATCTAACATATAATCTTTAAAGAAAGCTGATGGCATGTGACTTGAAAAACGATGACTATTTCAACTTATTATGAAAAGTTATCGGAATTCGTATTTTACTATTGAATCTTGAAAGTTGTAAAAGAGAAAAAGGAGAGGAAAAACCTCTCCTTCATAAAGAAATCTACATTACACCTCCAACTCTTTCAACGGCAACCCATAATTATATTGTCTGAAGAATCCTCTATGGATAAGTTTCAGACCAAGGGTCTGATAATACTTGTAGTCATCATCTTCGGTGCAAAGGTATTTATAACCATAACGTGGAGCGTATTCCTTGAAGAATCTGGCAAGGTCTTTCAGGTTTTCCTGCTGGTTCCGTTTGAAGTTGCTGCGCACAATAATAATGCTCCAGTCGGGATAGTGACCTACACCACAACTGTATTCCCAAAAGCGGATGTATAAATCCATTTCGCCTACATGAACAGAAACACAAATGCCGTTGGCGTTGTGCATAACGGAACAACAGTTTCTGTAACCGAATCTCTCACACAAATAGAGATTGAAATCGTAAATAAAATCGGAATAGTTCATAATAATTTGAATTTTGATGGTTAATAAAAATTTGATTATAGACTGAAACCTCGCTTGCGTTTCGGTTTCTTTTTCTTCTTTTTAAGCCGGTTGGCCTGTATCGCTTCCTCCGTATCATAATCCGTAGGAGAGGGCGTGAACAATCCCACACTGATGCTAGAATGATTCTCCTGCTGGTATTCATGACGAGGTTCCTCGCGTATGGTTTCTGCCTGTGTCTGACGCTGGCTCACGGTAGCAGAAAGAGCGTTATATCTCAATTCCTGGTCGATGTTCAGGAAACTGAACTGGCGGTCAATCTTGGAACCGCTAAAGGTCAGTTGGTCACATGTGAACTTGACACCTTGCATCTCTCCGGTCGTGCGACTTTGCTTCCATTGCGTATCAATTCCATATCTCCGCAAGGCCAGTCTCAGCTCACTCCAGCTTCGGGCGTTCGGAACCTCTCGTTTTAAGGTATGATAGATAAAATACTTTACCTTGTCATGATGACGTAACCGCATGAAATTGACATGCTCTTTTCCTTCGGCAAAATGCAAACGGTAACGGGCTGTCAGCATCTTGCAGACCTTTTCGTTTCGATAACGGTCGTTCTTGTCGCTGATGGTGCGGCCGTCATTATCCACCCGGTTGTAAACGATGTGACAATGCGGATGGTCACGGTCGGTATGCCGGGCGATGATGAACTGCGTGTTCGCAATTCCCATCAGCTTCATATAGTCGTGGGCGATCCTCAACATCAGTCCATCATCGTCACGGATGCGGTCTCCGTCCTCTGCGGAGAAGCTCAATGATATATGGCCGACCTTGTTCTTGACCTTGTCATTCAGTAAAGTCTGCAACTCGAATTGCTCCGCTATTTCTTCAGGCGAGCCGTAGACACCAACCGCTTTCAGTAGGCGCGATTTATCTTCTTTCAGCACATAGTTTACGCACCCGGAAAACGATGTGCCCTTGACAATTTTACCTATCATCCTTGAGCTGTTTTATAAGTTGTGAAATCTCTTGGGCGACGGTACGGCACTCATCGGCCACACGATAAAAACCGTAAGCATTGGCTCGTCTGGCAAGCTGGTTCAGGTTTGTGCTTTCTCCAATCAGTTTTCGGATAATGTCAAGATTTTCTCTCGTAATTCGTTCGCGCACCGTACCGTGTTCGATGAGTGAACGCACTACTTCGCTTTGACTGCGTTTACTGCGTCGACTGAGTGCTCTGAGCCAGCCGAATTGTTCGTCTGTAAGACGGATTGTTACTGTATTTTTCTTGTCCATAATATTTGCTTTTGAGATTAATAATTGTGACCATCGGGAGCCGTCTCACCGTCTTTTGAGGTGAGCAAGTGGCCGGGAAATGTAATACACCGGCATAAACTTGCTCCAGTGAAAAAGAAGTAAATCAGACATCTGACAGTCATCGTTTGAGAAGTCCTTTCCGAGTTCGTTGATCCGTTGCTGAAAGAGGTGCTTTCTCCACATTGACAAGCTGTAAATCGAAGGTTTCGACCAGCGTTTTCAAGGCCGGATTCAACGTGATAAGACGATTGAAAATTGCGTCCTTTGTCTCTTCTCTTAGCAGAAAATCGGCGATGTCATAACCTGCATCCCGTTCTTCTTTTGTTGCGTTTCTTTCCATAAAATCGAAGATAGAAACCTCTATTCCCAGGCTTCGGATCATCTCCATTTTACTGTTCCAATAGTCGGTTGCACCCAGGTCGGGGAAGAGCAGGACACGTCGGTTTTTCAATACGCTCATGGCATCCCGATTGAACGCTCCGTTCTTTCCGCCCGAAGCAATCCAGAGATATTGCGGCAGATAGAAGCTGGATATCAAAGCACTTTTCTCACTCTCCACAAGGGCAACCGGACGCTGCTGGTCGGAGGCCAAAAGATGTTCACCAAACAAACATTGCCGAAGGTGAAAATTCTCTTTCTTCAGAAGGGAATGTACCCATGTGATGTAGTTGTGCGGCTCTTTAATCCGTCTTCCGTTTTCAGGATTGTAGAGCATCACTTTTCCGGTACGTACCCGTCCGGAGATATCTACCTGCCAGAAGACCGTAGCTCCCGGCCAGTGCTTCGAGGTTCCTACATGGTAGCGCAACATCAGTTCTTCGGTAGCCTCCTGACCGAAATGGAAACTCAGAAACTGAAACAGCTTGTTCGTGTGATACAGTTTCAGGGACTGCCTCATGATTTCCGGCTCAATGAATGAAGGTTCAATAGGCAGACTGATGCGTGGCCTTGACACCGGTACAAACTCTTCGCTCAATCGCTCCTTGGCCGTTGGGTTTTCGTCAAAGTACATTTTGGGCGTATAGTTGTAGCCGCACTTCTGTTCATGGTTGCATCGCCCTACATAATCGGGAAAGCTGATTTGCTTTTCCGTATCGATGTATTTGGCGAAACAACTTTTGCGGTGGCAGTTTGGACATGTGTGCCGGGTACTGACACCTTTGTATGGTTCTAATGTGAATCTGTAGTTCATTTTTCTTTCTGTTTGGATGTTACTATGCACATTTTCGCAACTTCACAAACCCCTCGGTTGCGAAAATGTGCATAGTAACAGGTTTATTTACTGTATTCTCCATGATTCTCTTTTCTGAATAATGTTCCGATGTGGCGTTTTAGAAACATCTTGAAAGCATGCTCCTTCATCCCGTAGCTTTCAGCAATGCCGATACCTTCTGCCGTCGTAAATCTCTGAGGCAGATTCAGGTAGATGTTGCGGTGCAATTCGCTCAACTGTTCCTGACTGACGGCGGTCTGCACCTTTACGGCTGTAGTCCGAAAATATTCAGTCAGTAGGATGGCACGGTTCACGCTTTCAAGGTCAATCGTAGTCTTATCGCACTCTCCACAAGTCCATCGGGCAAGCTGGATAATCAGACAAAACCGGATAATGTAGATTTCCAGTTTGCAGTAAATACCGACCAAAGCATCGTTGGTTTCCATATCACATTGGCGGGCATTTTCATGCTGCCAACCGTAAAGTCGTTGCTTGGCACCTTCATCGAATGGCAGGCATTGAGGCTGTAACTCATTATTCTCGTCATGCGGACAATCTTGTGCGATCAGCTTGTCGATAATCTGTTGCCACTGGATTTCCAGTTCTTCAGGAGTTTCCCGGTCGTTCCATCTGCTTTTCAAGACAGACTCAGGCATCACGAACAGGATACGGTCTATGAAACCGTTACTCGAACGCTCGCCCTTGACCAGTTCGCCCAGAATCTTCTTTTGGATGGTACCGATAACAGAGATATAGGGACGTCTGATAAAAATGGAACTTTGCGTACTCTTGCGGTCGGAAATCGTGGGCTTGGCATTGAACACCGAAAGCCAAAACTGTTCTTCCGAACCGTTGTTGTAACGGTTGAAATTCTTGAACCAGGCCGACAGCTCGTCCGACCAAAGGCAGAGTCCTCTGGGATTCTGGGCATGTATCAGGCTCAATCCTTCGGGAGTGATATCCGAAACAAGAAAGCGTCTGCGCACGGGAGCCTGCGGAAACTCATCCAAACCGGCTTCCAGGCGTTCCTTTTTGCTCATGGACATAGTGCGTTCATACTCGGCATATGACTTCTGATACTCCTGATTCTGACAATAGTCATGTTCAATGAACGGCTGGAAAGCGAAACTCAGCGGGTGACTCTTATTAGCTCCGGGACGACCAATCAGAGCCATATACAGGATGGGACTTTCCAGCCAGTTGCGCTTCACCTGCACCAGATGGGAGTTGCCAATCCCTACGGCAATGGCCGCAAGGATAGCCGCAGCAACATAATCCACGGGATAGCCCTGACAATCGTGCAAACTGCTGATGATACGCTGAATCCTGATAGGAAAGACTTCTATCGGGAACTCGCCGCCGGACATCTTGGCTCCAATGCGCACAGCCTCGCCGATAATACCTTCTGCTGTTAATTTGGAGGTTTCCATATTCATGCAGATCAAAAGTTATAACCTCCCTTTGGTTTGCGTTTCGCTCCATGTACTATCTCCGCTGCCTGTTCCTGAAGTGACATGGCCCGCATCTGCTTGCGACCGGACTCAATCCATTGCAGTAACTCATCTTCATAGAAGTAGAGTTTCTTACCTTTTTTATAAGCCGGAATCAGTCCTTTACGCGCAAGCGTGTAAATGGTAGGCTTCGCCTTTCGTGTGATTTTACAGGCTTCGTCAATTTCAATAAGACGATGCTTGTCTGAAGATGTCTGCGGTTGCAATGCTGCCACCATCTGACGGATTTGTTCCATCTGTTCTGTGAGATAACCTACCGCCTGCGGCAGCTTATCAAAAGTGATTTGTTCGTTTGCCATACGTACTCGTTTTTAATTGTTCGCTGGCAAAGGAAATTGGTGTTTTGATGGTGGAAAACATCACCGGAATATAACTGTGAGATAACTTTTGGTGGTGATTGTTAGCGGTAAATAATTAAATATCAATATAGAAAGTGACTGGATACACAAAGTTCGTGTATAAAAGAAATATATTATTAGAATATATGAGGAAAAAGCAGTAACTTTGTTTATTATCAAATTAATGAATACCAAAATGATACCGCAATTTGATCAAATTAGGATACAAGCGCTGAAAACACTAAAGTCGGGGACCGTTATGAGAGCCAAAGATTTTAGAGTTCCTTTAGCAGAACATTTTCATTTGACAGATGAAGAAATGAATGCATGGTATCCATCAGGTAATGGAGAAATATTTTTAGATCGTATTTCCTGGGCTTTGTCTTATCTGTTTATTGCAGGGCTGGTCGAGAAACCAAAACGTGGAGATTATAAGATAAGTGAAAAGGGGATATCTATGCTGTCTTCATGTACGGATGAGCAAATTAATGAATATGTTAAAACAACAGTTAACGCTAAAACGCAGAAGAAGAATTCTAAAATTAAAGATGAAATAATCAATCCTTCTGATGCAATTAGTGATAATGAACTTACTCCACAAGAAAGTTTAGATAATTCATATAATAATATTAAACAGTCTATTCAATCTGAAATCCTCACGACTATACTTGGTAAAAAACCACAAGAGTTTGAACGTTTAGTAGTAAAACTTCTTCAAGCGATGGGATATGGAGGTGAAATAAAGAATTCAGGTATAGTTACAAAGCTTTCTAATGACGGAGGTATAGATGGTATCATAAAAGAAGATATTCTTGGTTTTAACCATATTTCAATTCAAGCCAAACGATATGCTTTAGACAATAATGTTGGGCGTAATGAAGTTCAAAGTTTTGTAGGTGCCGTTGCTGGTACACCTTCCAAAAAAGGAGTTTTTATTACCACTTCCGATTTTACAAAGGGGGCGATGGAATATGTAGAAAGTCTCAATGGTTCACCAACTATAATTTTAATCAATGGCCATCAATTAACAGAATATATTTATGATTTTGGATTGGGGTTACAAACTGAAAAGGTCTTTAAAGTAATGAAGATGGATATGGATTATTGGGATTCGATGGATGATGATAAATAATTTTCGTAGTATAGTAGATCTTGTTGTAATTTAATTTCGCATTCGGATTCGGTGTGTGACATCTTACGCTCAATAGTTGAGATTTCCAAGTCGCGAAGGGTATAGGCAAAGACATTCTTGATGAATGTGGCAGTATGAACACGCTTCCTGCCAAAAGCTTTGCCAATATTCCATCCAAAGTGCATAATATCAATGCTTTTAAGTTGTGAATCCACCTTTACGGGCGATATCTTTTGTAAGGTATTGCCTGTACTATATTCTGCAACGTATGTGCATAGACGGTTGAGATCTTCTTCACTCATATAGGCAACCATTGTTTGCTTCGTATAGTTGAGAACCTTTTCCAATTTGGTTTGAATAGCACGGTTCTTTTCTGCGATAGCATTAGTTCGCATAACTTCATATTCTGAAGGTTCGGAGATTGTTTCTTTAGTGGTATGAGCAGGCTCAATGACATCAGGCGTAGCCTTGTTTGAATCTTTGATTGTAGTAGCTTCCAGCTCAGAAACGGTATCATTGTGATTTTTCATCGTTTGAAAAGCAGAAAAACGCAATAGAAAAGCTTCTATGCGTGGCAGCAGAAACTGATTGAAAGTTATCTGTAAACTGGCATAGATCGCCATCAAGACAATTACTGTTGCAAAAAATGCAACAATACTACTGAAATCGTCAACACCTTTGGATAAAACAAATTGGCGGATTAAAATACCAAAGACTAGAATGACTCCAAACACCAAGGAATAAAGTGCTATATATTCTGCTTTTTTCTGATTCATAATGATATTTGCTAATAGTTCAGCTACAAATATATAGGATTATTTTTTCAAAAAATCAATAGTATTGGTCTACTATGGCCTTTTGACATTAGATTTCATCAGATGTCATCACATTACATAGCTAATATTCAGCGGGTTGTAAATTTCTTGTTTTTTACCGAAAAAAGTCGGTTTGAGGACTCTATCATGCTTTAAAATAAAAAATCTGCATCAGATTTGATTAACCTGACACAGATTTAACATGATGGGAACAGCCTTGTAATAGGTGTTATAATTCATTTTGGATTTAGTCCATTACTTTTTCGAATATAAAATATTCATCATGAAAATCACTTCTACCTGATGGTCTGGAAGGATCTCGATGCGCTTTATTGAAGAACTCGACAATTTTAAAGCCACATTTGTTTACATAAAAATGAATGTTGCGTTTCTCAAAATAGGGAGTTATCAGACGCCAAGCTTTGGTATTGGGGTATCTCTTTTCCAGACCTTTCCATATTTGAAGTCCAAGTCCCTGTCCATGTTTATCAGGATAAACATAAAACAGATCCAACCAATTGATTCCCGTTTGAGAGTCAATCTTGATAACGACACCTCCGACTTTTTCCCCTTCGGCATATACAGCCAGCGCTTCATATTGAGGGTTGTATAAAGATAGGTCTATATCATTATCCGGAATAATTTCTTCTTGATGATCAGGATTCCCAAAAGTCTCAATGACAGCTATGGAAAAAATCTCTTTCACATCTGCTCGAAATTTAGCATATTCTTGTTCGACAAGCTTCTTGAATGTAATATTTGCCATATCTCTCTTTGTTTTAATGATTAAAGTGGAACGGTACTTTATGCAAAGAAAATGGATTTTCCTGTCTACTACAAGTTTCTTCCTACTTTAATGAAATCTTATTCGCCGTTTCTCGCTTCTTGGAATTGACCAAATCAGCATAGATTTGAGTGGTGGTGACGTTCTTATGCGTCAGCATCTTCGATACCGTGTAAATGTCTGTACCTAAAGAGATTTGGATGACGGCATACGAGTGCCTAAAGCAGTGGAAGGTTATGTGTTTTCTGATTCCGGCTTCAGAAATCCATTGTTTTAAGGGATGATGGGTCATGGAGCGGGTTAAGCCTTTGAAGACTTTTCCGGTGCTCCATTCGCCACACAATTCCAGTGCCTCCTGACTGATGGGGAGGGTGGCTTCTGTTTCCGTCTTCTCGGTACAGATACGGATGTAGTAACCTTGATCCGGACCGATCTCAAAATCACGCCAGTCCAGCTTCAGAATATCACTGATACGAAGACCGGTCATGCAGGCAAATAGGGAGGCTTGTTTCAAGACTGGAATCTTACATGGCGTAGCCGCCAGTTTCTTGACTTCATCAAGTGTCAGATATTCTTTCTTGACCTCTTTCCATTCGATTTTTTCCAGAAAGTCGTTCAAGTTCTCACGCAACATCTTCTCTTTATAGGCTATTTTCAATAAGGCACGGAACGTCGAATAATAACCAGCTGCCGAATTGCGTGAGATATAAGCATTGGGATGATTGATTTGTTTGCATTTGAGCAGGTAATCCCTGAACTTCTCGCATAGTTCCACGGTGACATCGCCGAAGGTACATTTGCCGCCGACAAATTTCTCAAAGTGGTTGTAAACACAATCCCATTTCTCATATTTTTCCCGTGCCTTTGTTCGGAAGTAGGCAAGGAAATCTACCTTTTGCTTGTTCTTATCCAGGAACCCGAATTCTTCATTGATAAGCGACTGGACACGGATACAGCGGATTGCCTCTGCCTTGTTCAGCATGTCCTGATTGAACATTCTTTGCTGCTCATTCTTGGGCTTGGCATAGATGTAGATACCAAGGAATTCCCGGCGACTCATCTTCATCGTATAAGGATTGCGGATGGCCGGATAATAATCCAGATAAAGAGATATGCGGTCGTTACGCAATGGCTTTTGTCTCAGTGTTACGTTGGTGCATGTAAGTGTCATAGCTATATTGTTTTTTGATTAATACTTGTTTTTGTTGCAAATTAAAAAGGTGTTATGATGGTGGTATTTATCACCAGAAAATAACTTTCGGCTCATTCTATCTTTGGAGGCTCAAAGAACTTGTCCAGCTCTGCCCGCAGAATCTTGGTATATTTACCGACCTTGATACGAGGGATATTATGGTATTTCACATAATGGTAGAGTTGGTCCCGTGTCAGATTGAATCGCTCCATCGCTTCGGCAATGGTGTAATATTTGGGCTCTTCGGGAGCTATGAGACCTTTGGCAATGTCCACATGCTTCTTGGAGTAATACACCATGATTCCGACTTTCTTTTTGGGAATAGCATTCTTTGAAACAAAAGAATAGATGGCCGTTAGTGTCATGCCGAATTTCTCCTGCATGTCTTGCGTGCTGTACCATTCCTTGATTTCAGGATCGGGAGCTTTTTTTGCAAAGTAGTCATCAAAGTGTTTTTTACTCCAATAGGTTTTCCCACGGTTAAATGTCCGGGGTATATTATGCTCTTTAGCTATATGAAATATCCAGGAATCTTTGACACCGAATTTCTCTTTAATCTCATTGGTGGTATAGAAGTCTGTGATAGGGATTGTATCTTTGGGCATTCGATATTGATAAGGCTTATTTTGAAGCATAGCATCAATATCAGTCCTCCTGATAAATGAAAGCCTACTGCTAATTTTAGACGCTTTAAGGTGACCTGCCTTTACCATGGTATAGATAGCTTGGCGAGACAGACCTAACAGACGTCCTGTTTCTGAAAAGGAAAGATATTCCTTCTCCTTAATGTCTTCAATGATGCGTTCAGTTTTCTGAACTTGAGTTTGTGACTCTGTTGTCTGCACTCGTTTTTTGCGTATGGCCCGTTTATAGGCAAAATTTGCACACCTGTGTGAACAGAACCTTGTAGAAACTTTCTGAGCCTCGAATTCTTTACCGCACCACTCACAAATCTTTTTAATTCTAAAGTTACTAGTTGCCATTTTTACTTAATATTTAGGGGTTAATTCTCCTTCATTTCTCCTGTTTTTTGTCAACCATCGTAAACTATTGTCAACCATAGTCAACATTCTCCACGACCTTGCCAACGATAATCCTCGGATTTTCGTGGTGAGGTACACAGGAGGTACAAAAAATGGCGTAAAAAGGCTTAGCAACGATTATCAACGATACTTGAGCAACAAAAAAGGCGCCCCGTAAAGAGCGCCATATTAATCGATTATAATTAATTTAACTATTTGTTAATCAAGTATTTACTTTCCGATGCAAAATGTTCTTTATTTGATGTAATCTATTGGTTTATAAGATGTTTGTAGTTGTGAACGTGAGTGAGAGCAACAAATTAGCAACAAATTTGTAAAAGCACATCTTTTTTTGTGTTGTTCTCAGGTCTCAAAGATACGGATTTTGTTGCTCTCCGCAAAATCATTAATCAAGGTTGGTTTATTCCCGATAACGTGTGTCATAAAGTCGCCCGTTATCTCTGCAAGAAAGAAGATGACTTCACGAAAACAGGGTGTCCGTAACCCGTGAACACCCTGCCTTGCTATCTGAAAGTTATTTTCATCGAATTTTCTGTATGTGCCGCCTAAATCTTTTATCGGTGTAAATTATCGTTGCCGGAATCATCGGGGCACATAGAACGCCATTCGGCGTTGGCTGACTTCTTGATGTTATTTCCGTATGTGTCTTTATTTGATAAATTCAGAAGCAACCCATAAATCTATTTCTTTATCCCAATCAACTTTTACTCGAATTTTATATTTGCCAAATTTAGCCTCAATCAATTTACAATCATTTGTTGGCTTTATTATAAAAACCTTTTCTGATAATATCATTTCTTTCAATCTGCTTTCGTCTTTTCTATTGCATACCTTGTTTAATTCTGCAAAATCATCTTCACTGACAGCGGAAAGACATTCTTGAGCCACATAGACCTTATCTCCAATATTGGGAAGTTTCTTGCCGTTCCCACAAGAAAGGAACAGCCCCATAGATATAATTGATAAAATAATTAACTTCATAATAAATATTTGTTTGCTGCCTCAATCAAAGTGTCGGCATAGTTATAAATGTCATTGATTGAATTTAACTTATACATCTTCTCGCTTTTGTTTTCATCAATGATTGCAAGCCGTTTTCTTGTAGGAGGGTCAAAATAAAAGCGGCAGACGGTCTTCCGAACATTATTGTCTATGGAAACCCCGAAATAAGAACGTGTGTCTTTATAAGTGATTCGTTCAACCGGGAAAACGTTTCTCAGAAGTGATTTCACGATATAGAACGCTTCCAGTTCTTCCGCTGTGGTTACAATGCCGTTGTCGGGTTGTTCTTCATCTGTCGGCTGTTGAACTGTTGTGATGTTATGTTCTGCTGGTTGTTCTTCGTCTTTTATGGCGGCTTTCAATCGGTCTGATATTATATCGCTAACATAGTTGTTGATTGTGCGTTTTACAAGCGTTGAGAACTGTTCAAGCACTTTAGGGGTAAATACCCCATCATATACTTGTTTCCCGAAGAACCGAACAAAATCAGGGGATGGGTTCGTGAACTCTTTCCCGATGACGGTTCTCAGTTCCCCCATATATTTAAGTTCACTCGCTGAACTCAAAATCATATCAACATCAAAATACGATTTGTGGAACTTTTTCAACTCTTCTATTTGCGTGTCTTTCAGGTCAAGCATATTGATTTCCAAAAACGGCTTTTCATCCATAATATTAGGTTCTGAAAGGTCTGTGTAGAATCTATATGTTATACCGTTTGTCAGGACACCGAATTTAGCCTTTGAGACGTTGAAGTAACGCAACAGTTGATTGTCATGCAGGTTCAGGTCTTGCTCCCAATGTTTGCATTCAATAAGTATTATCGGCTCGCCGTCTCTCATTATGGCGTAGTCAATTTTCTCGCCTTTCTTTGTGCCGATGTCACAACACATTTCAGGCAACACCTCCAAAGGGTTGAAGACATCATAACCCAATGCGTTTATAAAAGGCATAATCAAAGCTGTCTTTGTCGCTTCTTCTGTCGGAAGATTGGCTTTGAGGGTATCAATGCGCTCCGAGATTTGTTTAATTGAATCTTTGAAATCCATATATCTGTTATTTAACGGTTCTCTTTATAGTGGTTGCCGTTGTTCACAGATACACACAAAAAACGTGGGCATTCCTCGTAGGTCAGAGGCATCGCCAAACGCCCGAAATCTCACAAGGAAATGCCCACGTATATGACGTGGGCATCTACCATTGCTTTTGAGATTTCTGAATATTGGCGATTTTCTGACCTCAACGGCAATAGCAAACGCTATTTATCTTTTTCAAATGTCGGTTCAAAGATAATCATAATTGCCAAAATTCCGATATAATTTCCGATTTTATTTCTTTATAAGATAATCAGATAAGCCATTTTACAAGGGATAAAATCTTTTTCCTGTAAATAATCACAAGAATGAAAAGAATGACCCAAAAGCCGTAAATCTGTGTTTTCTGCCACCAAGTAAGGTCTCGGGGAACTTTCACGATTTCCGTCTCTGTTACGGTCTTTTTCTTATAAATAACGCTGTCTTTGCGTTCAACGGGCTTTTCAAACTCTACTGGTTTTTTCTGCGGCTTAGTCTTCAAGTTATGGTATAAAGTTCCGTCAGGGTTTATCCGTGCGTCAGACGTTGCGTAATCGTTTTCAAGATGCGATGTACTATCGGCTGTTTCACGTTCTGACGTTTGTGCCGGTATTTCAATAAAGACAGTATCGGGTACGTATTCAATACGGGTTTCAACCCTAATACCAACGCTGTCTTGTTGATGAACGTTTTCAGAAAGGCGGCGGCTTGAAGCACAGCCGCCTATAATGAATGTCAATAGTAAGAGCAAGGGAAGATGTTTCATTTTTCAGATTGTCTTTAAGTAGTTGATAATACCTTTGACATGAAGACAGACAATCGTTTCTTTTCCCGCTTCTGACAGAAGAAACGCCACGTCTTCTTTATTGTCTTGAAAAAGGTTTTCAGTCAGAACGGTGGGGCATTTTGTGTGTTTCAAGATATACAAATGCCCCTCTTTGTCGGGGTCTCCGTCCGTTGTGTCCTTTCTAATTTTGAAGTCTGTTTCCTCTGCCGCCTTATACAGACAGTCTGCCATTTTATCGGCGGCTGTCTGACCGACAGAAGTCCACGCTTCCCATCCACGTGCGTTCATCCATTGAGAACCGTTTCCCGCTGCATTACAATGAATAGAAACGAGAATGACGTTCTTCGTTCCTATTCTGTCACAAATGGAATTTACACGCCGACACCGTTCGGATAGGCTGATGTCGTTTTCTTCTGTGACGATACGTTCAGCGTCAAAGCCTCGTTTCTTCAACTCTGATACAACTTTTTCGGCGATTTCTCTTGTGTATTTGTACTCTCTCAAAGAGCCGTCAGGGGAACGCTTGCCCGCCGTGTCAACCCCGTGACCGTTGTCAATTAGAATTTTCATACTCGTTCTTATTTATATTCGGGTAATAGGTATTGAATATTCATCGCACATCGGTGCATAATCTCTCTCGCTTCATCTTCTGATACATGAATCGGGCGTGTAAACTCACAGAAAATAGAACCGACCCAATCATACTTGTTATCATTTAAACGCTTTACCACAGCCGCCTCGCATCCGTAACTTGATAGGATTGATTTTGCGTATTTGTCTTGAACCTGTGTGTCTATATCCGTGATATACATAAACATGTTTTTAACCATATCAGAACTGAATTTAGCCACGTCTGCGATACGAAGATTTTGTACATGTGGTTTCATTGGCTCAACACCTTTACGCTTTACTTCATAATAGATTGATAACAGACTTTCATTGCCCAACGGGTGGGGCTGAACAATATAAACTCTGTCAGCGTCAAGTTCGTAAAGAATGTTCCATAATTCCCCGTAAACGATAGAAGAATTATCGGCTCGGCGAATGCTTTTGATTTCTTCATCCTTTCTGAACTTCTCAATTTTTAAGTCCGTGAGCTTGTTTTTCGTGTACTGATTATAAGCAAACCATGCGGCGATGATTGTGCCTATTGCGCTGATAATAGCTGGTAAATATTCCATAAGTCTTTGATTTTTATTTGCAAATATATATAAAATGATTATAATGTAATCACTTTTAGAGTTGTTTAATTGTAATCTCTTTTAATTCTGTCTATTGATTACTCTCGCTGTATAGGTCAGGGGATAACCGCCTTTGCTGCCACCTTTACTTGAATCATATATAAGTAACACCGTGAGACTGTCACCTGCTCCCATTGCCAAACTATCCCAATGATCGTTGTCCCAATGTACCAGATTGGGATATTCAGACGTATTCCACGGATAGGTGTTATCACTACTTTCCTTGCTGTTTCTTCCGTATATATCAAAAGTCTTTGAATCAAGGTCTGCGATAATTGTGAATTCCACACAGAACTTAGTGCTGCTTCCTATACTAAGAGCGTCCCTTACCTCTGAAAGTTTCGGCAGAGTGATGCCTGAATTATCCACGCTGCTATAAATTACCCATCGGTTATTATCTTTAAGATTTGAATAACCACTATAAATAGTATTGGCACTTGTCAGATTATATTTGCTGTATTTGTAACCTCCTATCCATCCGTCCAAATTCCCGTTTCCGCTTCCTAAAAAAGCATGGTTATAACGCCCGTTTTTTGCGGAGAACAAAGTTGCTATGTTCCTGTTCAATCCCCACCAATCGGACGTGTCCTCATTCTCAAATCTTGCTACGGCTCTCAATCCTGATGATGTCGGCAGCACGTTTCCTCCGATACCCGCAAAACATTTATGTGCGTCATTACGGAATATCACATACGCATCATTGTTAAACGGGGTATTTGTAAGCCCGTTTCCGCTGACACTGAACCCGGCTATCTTTGAACTCCCGGTAACTGTCAGGTGTTCCGCAACAAGTTCGGTCACTTTGACCAATTTGGCAAGCAAAGCCGCCGTGACAATAAGTTCAGCATTAATCAATGTCGTGTTGATTTTACCTCCTACAATGATGGTTTCATTAGCGGCGGCTTTCTTTTCCAAGTCAGCGAAATTTGTATATCCCAAGTCTTTCGCTATGGTGTTCTTTGCGCTCTCAACGGCGGCGTTGGCGGTGTTGAGAACCGAATCTGAATACCCCTTCAGCGTGTCTTGAATAGCTTTATTGGCGGCTTCTACGGCTGTGTTAAAGTCGGCATACGCACTGTTGAAAGTGGCATATTTGTTATCAACATTGTTTTTTTCGGTTACAGTGGTTCTACCATCGGCGATAGCGGAATTGATTGCGCTGATAAGGTTTTCAATACTGCCCATAAGCGTAACCTTGGCATTCAGAAGCCCGGTTTTTGCCGTTCCCGTAAGATAGGCGTTTGTGTACAGTTTGTTATACGCAGCTTCCACGGCGGCTTTCGTGTTGTTCACTGTGTTGATGTACTTCTCAATCGCTTTCGCTTCCGCTTCCGTAATAATGCCGTCGGCGAACGCACCGTCCACATAGTCGTTTAAATCTCCAACGGCGGTATTGGCGTTCTTTGCGCTCTCAACGGCGGCGTTGGCGGTGTTCTGAGCCTGAGTTATCAAACCGTTCACGGCTTCCCATTCATCAAGTTCATATAAGCCCGATGAACCTGATTTGAACTTTATTTGCCCGGATATGATACCTTTCAATAAATCAAAATAAGTGTTCCCGTCTGTGGAAACAATCTTGTCTGTCGTGATACGCCCCGGAAGGATTTCTGTAAAACCGTACAGAGTGACAAAACTCCGTTCTTCATTGTATTCAGAGTTCAGGACACCGACAAGAAGATGATAGAAACCTGAAACACCCTCTAATTTGATTGCGTTTTCAGACAGAATGAAAACACCTGTTTGTGCCGTCTTTGAAACTTTGGCATATAAATAATACTTCTTCTTCCCGTCATCAAGCACTGCGCTTGTGTAGGCTGTCATATCCCAAAATTTGTATTCCGAAACCTTGTGTGATGCACTGACCGTATTGATGCCGAGGGTCATGTGTTGTATGATACCCGCTTCCGCTGTCAGTTGCTTCGTCTCATTGTCATAGACTATTCTGTGCGTAACCGGGACGGGGCTTGTCTTTGAGTTCACAAAACGGAATTGAAGACTTTCATCGCCTACAAGCATTGACATCGTTTGAACGGCAATCGGGTTGATTGAGTTCGTGAAGTTATCGAGCAGGGCTTCTTCCAACATGCTGATTGTTTCCTTTGCATCCCTGAACCGTCTTTTTGTGAATTGAATAGCGTCACGGTGTAGGTCATCAACGATGACTTCCTCACTTTTCAGGTCATTCAATGTTGATGAAACACTGCCGCTTACCGTTGTGTTTGAAAGTTCAATCACGGGGCTATGTGGTTTGTTGATATAATCTTTTATCCCCGTTATACGCACGAGAACACCGTCTTTCTGAAACTGATCGTCAGAGAAACGGATATATCCTCCGAGTTTGATGCGCCCCCCGATGTTTACCCAATCTTTTTTCGACCATATCCCGTCAAGTTCCCCCGTGAAAGTGAATTTCAGGTCTTCATTATCAAACAGGTGTTTTACAGCCGCCCGGAACATATCCCATGATGCGCCTGTTTTCGTGGCGTTATCACAAATGTAAGCCGTGGGAAGCATACATTTGAATACGGCATATTTATCGCCCGATTTAGGGGCGAATGTGGTATTTGGCATGGTTTGCCCGTCTATGTCTGCGGGAACAATCTCAAAACGGCGTGCCGCCTTTCCTTTAACGGCATTATGATAATATTTAACCTCAAACTCCCGTCCGGCAAGCATACCAGTCTGAAAAACAACGGTCATAGTTTCCCCCTCTATCAAGCATTCTTCATAATTCAGTGAAGACGGGATTGACGTGTCAACAATGTCATAAAAGTTGTTTTTCTCATCAACAACTACAACCGTGTTGACCGTACCGACACGTTTCGGGTAAATCTCAGAACAGTCAAGACTATCTTCGGCGAGTGATGACAGTTGTTTGTCATCACGGCGTATTGAAAGCCCTGCTTCATCAACGACATAACGGCGGGCGTTCTTGGCTATGAAGCCGTCTTCATCTTCAAAATGTTCGCCGTCATAAGCGAGTGTTTGGTTCTTGGGAAGAAGAAGCTCGGAAGAACCGTATTTTGACGGGTCTATATTGTCCGTACCGCCTTGAACGAACAAAATTTCCGTTGGCGGGTTGTCTCCCGTATTTGAACGTCCGACACCCGGCTTGAACCCGTTGCCACATCCATAAGACAGCGGGAGGGGGTTACTTTTGTTGTATTCAATCTTACGTAATGACACACGTTTTCCCGTAAACTCGTATTCTGTCTTGAACGTTGAAGCCATGCGGGTTAGAGCGTCAATACAAAAATCATGGTCATAGGCAATCAGGGTTTCAACACCGTCAATACATTCGCCAACCGTCCATCCTTTGTCACGGCGGTTCATATTGTCAACAAACATTTGAAGATGTTCATGCGGCTTTGCAGTCAACGAAAATTTCAAACGTCCGTCAACCGGGTTTCTGAATTTCCAAACTTTTGCGTTTGCTTCGGGCGGGTCAAAAAGCACCGTGTATTCAAACAGTCTTTTATGTTTCATCTTGAAATTCTCCGGGCGTTTGAGCGTGAACGTTTCGCCTTGAAACTCACAGTAAGAGCCTACTGGGATTTCAACGTGTTCAGGGAGCGAATAGTACAACGTTAAACTATGGTCTCCCATGACAGCCCTATTACGATAACTGTTATCGTCAACCTCGATTTCAAGAACCTTGTTCCCGACATTATTGTAAATTATCATATTTCTAAACTTTGAGTTATTTTTCCCGAATTTCCCCGTGGTTGAACTTTCTTTTTAAAATAGTATGATTATATTGTAATCACTTTTTAGGCGTTCTACGGGGCTAAAAAAGGCTTTTTTAAGAATAATAATTCTTCCCGTCACATCTTATGCTTGAATAACGTGACGGGAAGAGGTTTTTACAAGTTACAGAATACCGTATTCAAGACAATCTGCATCCACTTGTGCTTTCAGGGTGGCACGCTCGGAAAGATAGGCTTTGTATGCCTCAATCTTTGCCTTGGCTTCCTCACTTGACTTCGCGCCTCCAATCATACCGAGGTTCGCTGCGTTGAACTCATTCACAAGTTTTTGTTCCCGGTTGTTGTCCCACTTCTCCGTGATAACTGTTTCAGTTATCTTGTTTGAAGAAAGCGGAGCCCACACGGTAACTTCTTCACATTTCCATTGTTCCTGAACTGGGGCTTCATCATCAGAAGCGAGTTCGCTTGGTTCAACGGTGGCGGGTTTTTCAACTTTCTGAATGTTGAAGCGGTAAACGTAACTTCCGTTTCCGACAGCCTCCAATTTGGTCGGCTGATTGTCATAAAATGCTATCATAATAACACGGTTTAATGATTGTTTTTAATAAATGTTTGCTATCACTATGTTTCGCCCAACCGAGCCACGGGGCGACAGCCTGCTTATAAGCCTTTGCGTCAAGCGGAGGTTTGCGGCGGTTCAGCCGTGCTGTGGCGTGGCAAAAATTCTTCTTAATGTTCTTTCGGATAAGTTTCTGTTCACGGAAGAACATATAACCGACATAATCAAGCGCACGCCCGTTTCTATCATAACGGTTCTTTGCGATAGGAAATATCTGATAATTTCCCTTTATTTTCAGCCTCAGTTCTTCTTCAAGTATTCTTTTTATCTCTTTGAACGCTTCCCGCAATTGTTCTTTTGATGTGTCGAAAAATGTGATGTCATCAGCGTATTCGGCTGCGTCAAGTTTCAATACTTCATTCACACGGTGCATGAAATAGCACAAGAACAGGTTTGCGAGATATTGTGAGAGATAGTTCCCGATTGGAAGACCTTGTGCGCTGTCTATGATTTCGTCAAGAAGCCATAAAAGGTCTTTGTCCTTTATCTTCCTGCGCACAATCTTTTTCAAGGTTTCATGGTCTATGGAGGGATAATATTTTGTTATGTCAATTTTGAGACAGTACATGGGCTTTCCTCTGTATTTCTCAATGATTTTATCTATATGACGGGCACATCCCTCAATCCCACGCCCTTTAACGCATGAAAATGTATTGTGCGTGAAAGTCCTGACCCATATCGGTTCAAGAACATTCATAATTGCGTGATGTACTATTCTGTCGGGATAGTACGGAAGACGGAAAATAAGCCTTTCCTTTGGTTCAAAAATCGTGAAGACATCATAAGGAGAGGTTTTGAACGTCTTTGTCAGCAAGGCTTCATGTAAGGCAAGAATATTCGCTTCACGGTTCTTGTCGTGAACCCTGACCCCGTATGTGTGCGTTTTACCCTTGCGAGCCTTTCTGTCAGCTTCCCGCAAGTTCTCAACGGAGATTATGGTCTTATATAAGTTTCCTATTCTTTTCATGCTTCTGCTTTGCTTTTCTTAGTCAGAGTTTTCGGTAGCCCATACAACAGGCGTTCCTACCAACACTTTTAGGAGGTTTGCTTGAATTTTTTTGCCAAGTGGCAAGGCTGTCATTCTTTTATTTTGTTTCATATTGTCAAAACCAATTTTAAAGCATAGGTGAGAACCGATGTTCGCATTCGTATTCGAGGGGGTGTTATTCGAATTCGCATAAGCGAGACCTGCATTCGCACTGTTATTCGCGTTACCGCCGAACAGGACACCACAAGAATGACCCACCTTTTTATTTTGTTATTTCATTGTTTTCTTATTCAAAATAATATCTGTTACCGTTACCCCTCAAAGTAACTTTTCGGGGAAACTTATTCATTTCTTTGATTTTCTTCAAAACATAAAGAATGTCGGATGAACCAGTGAAAAATTTCTTGGCATCTGATTCCAAACTGTCTTTTGATGGCTTGATTTTTACAAGCGTCTGACCTTTTACTCCTTTAGCCTTGCTGAATCTTGTCGGAACTTCTTCAATGAAATCAACCACCCAAAACGTGGTGTTTACGAGTTTTGATTGTGTCGTTTCATCACAATTGAAACTCCTGCTGTTTTCATCTCTCGGGATATTCAGGAAAGCGAGGCTTCCGTCATCTTCTTTTGGTATGTTGTTCATTTCTTCAATCATCGTTTTATACTGTTATTATTTGAACCCTGCCCCACAAAGAGGCAGGGAAAAGGTTATCACTCAAAGCGTGTTACGCTGACGTGGGTATAAAGCAAAGGCGAGAACCGATGTTCGCACTCGTATTCGAGGGGGCGCTACGCGAATACGCATAAGCGAGACCCGCAGACGCACCGTTACTCGCGTCACCGCCGAACAGGACACCACGTAACACTTCGCCTGAACTTGGTATGTTGGTATAGTGGTAATCACAGAAATAAGTCGTAGAACCGCCTCCGACAACATCAGGGATGATTTCGCCTCCCTCTCCGAAAATGACTGACTTCACATAAGACTCCGTGCGGGCTTCATTGCCGACATGGGAATAACCCGTATAATTGCTGTCATTGAACTTCTCGGGGTCATCTGTGACGAAAACCTTACTCAGCCCTCCTGCGGCGGCTGACTGTATTTGAATGTTGATACCGTCCGTCCACTGCCAAATATGCCCAAACGGGTTTTCAATACCACGATAACGGCACACTTTGACTTTCTTTGAAGAAGCGTCATATTCAGCGGGCATGGTGTATTCTTTTTCGCCTGTTCTGTTACCGAGTTCATCTGTATAGCCACAAGGGATAAAAGGATAATAACCGTTGAACGTGTTCCATTTGCCGCTGTCAAGTGTTGTAACCCCGTCTCCGAGACCGCCTTGTGCGTAGCCGTTGCTGTCTTTTGCGGCGTTGTACGCCTTTTGTGAGTTGAGTGTGGCGTATTCAACGGCAAACAGCCAATAAATGTCTTTCTGAATGTCGTATGTCATACAGTTCCATTCTTTTGTTGACAGCTTTCTTTTCCGGGCGTAGGCACGGAAGTTGGTACGTGAAATAGACGTTGCGGGTCTTCCAAGTACGGAACGGTATGTGTTGTCCCAATCTGACTGATTGCCACCGCCCCTGTAATCCGCACCGTCATTCACAACTGAACATAGTTTGGTTGTTGAACGCTGTACGGAAGCCTCATAAGCCGAAACGTATTTCTTCTTCACTTGATGATAGCCGGGCAGAGGGTATTCAGAGAACTTCACACGGCGTTTGTTACCCTCTGTTTCAAACTTGCGATAATACATCGGAAGTTCAACCATGACTTGCCCACGTGAGCCGTCACGGGTCTGACCCGTCCAATCCGATGGGTTGAGATATTCAACCACGTTCCCGTTGTCATCAAGAAGACAACCTTTCATGCGGTTGTGTACGGGCAGGGATTTATGAAGTGACATATTACCGATACGGGTAACGTCAGGGGATGATACCGTGACATCATATTCAATGCCGTACATACAGTTTTCTTCCATGTAGGGCAACATGGCTGCGAGAGCCGCTTTCTTGCTTTCCCCGTCTTCCAATACTTCACATAACAGTTTGAACGGGTTGTTGCCTGAAACGTCAGGCAGGTCACTCAATCGTTTTCCGTTTGTGAACGCTTCAATGATTTCCCTTACTTTGTTTTCTTCATCTGTTGATAGTGCCATAATTTAAAAGTTTTATTTGTTGAAAAATTATTTTAATTGAACCTGAATTTGCCATTTGCGGTTAGGCGCAAAGTTGATTTCGTGCAAAGCCTGACAGACTGCGGAACGACTTCAATATCAATGGTTCGATAAATGCTTGTGTTTTCTGTCGGAATGACGTGTATTTTGCTTATGCCGACACTGTTCACGGTCAGAAAACCGTCAGGGGCAACGGAAACCGCTTTGTCATCGCCCAAGAAAAGGACATTGTTACCCGTTCCCGCCGGGGATAGGGTAGCTATTACTCTCAGAATGTCTTTGTTCCCTTTTGTTATTTTTTTAGGAAACTCTAATGTCATTCCCGTTGGCTGTTTACGGTCTTTAGCCGTGATTGTCTGTTCCAATTCTTCCAAACGGGCGAGGGCGGCGTTCATTTCAGCCACACTTTCCGTTGCTTCTGCCGCCGCTTCTCCTGCGGCTGACGCTTGTTGTTGAGCGTTTGTGGCAGCGGTATTGGCTTGCGTTATTGCGGCATTCACACGCCCAGCCGCCGTATCTGCCGCCACAGCTTTTTCGTTTGCCAATGCAGCCGCATCGTTGGCTTTTTTTGCGGCTTCTGTGGCTTTTGTGCCCCGTGCGAGGCATTTCCACCAAGCGGTTTCAGTGACGGCGTGTCCCTTGTTATTGTCTTGTAACGACAAATAGGAACTGTCTTCCGTGTCAACAAAGTCAAACCGCTTGTAAGTCTTTCCGGCGTTATAAGAACCTGCGTCCGTAAACGCCACTTTTCCTAAAGGTATCTTTGTCATATTCGTGTAACTTTAAGTTATCCAACATTCAAATAAAGTTCTCCCGTCTGTTCATCAAACTTGATAAGTTTGTCGCTTACTTCATCTTCAAATTCCATGTATAGAATCATGTCATCATCGTCTATGCTGAATGTCGGGTACAGCACGCCGCCTTTTGCGAGCACACCTGTATCGACATACTTTTTCTGAGCTTCATCCCATTTCCACCAATTTCCATTGTCTCCCATTTTGGGCGGGTTGTCAGCCTGCTCCTTTGCCCGGTCAGCTTGCGTGTCAGCGTTTCCCGCCGCCGTGTTTGCTTTCGTAGCCGCACTGTTGGCAGAGGAAGCGGCACTGTTGGCTGAGTTGGTGGCGGTCACGGCGGCTTCCTTTATCTCTTCTAAATCTTCACGGGCATTGTCCGCATTGGAAGCGGCGGTATTTGCCTTTGTTGCCGCATTGTTTGCGTTGGTTGTGGCGGTATTTGCTGCTGCGGTTGCCTTGTCAGCGTTTCCCGCCGCCGTGTTTGCTTTCGTAGCCGCACTGTTGGCAGAGGA